ATAAAGTAGGAACTTTTTTCGGTTTGGTTCTTGATGAAAATAATGCATCTAATCCATCTAGAATGAGAGTGAAAAATCTAGAATATTTGGGAGTTTATGGATTAGGTGCAAATGATTTAACGTTAGATAATTCAAATTATTTAAATCCAGACAATCCTACCATATATGATTTAAGGATTGTTACAGGCGGTAAGATAGGTAATAGTTACAACAATTTTCAATTCAGAAGAGGTTTACGGGCAAATGATGAAAACATAGATGATGCTAATAATTACATTGATATTGAATATACTGATGAATATACAGATATGACTGCCGATTTTCAAACTTTAAAATTTAATATCGATACCATATCAAAAGTTAACACAGATGCTATAGTTACAACAACATATAAACATGGTTTAGAAACTGGTTTAAGTGTAAATATATCTGGTGCCGATGATGATTTTTATAACGGTACCCATGAAATAGTTGTAATCAATAATTATTCTTTTAAGTATACTGTTGATTCGTTGGCAACAACACCTGTAACTGGTAATTTGTATTATGATGAAGGAATGGTTATTAAATTTACAACTCCATATAATCATGATCCAACCGATAGATTTTTGTTATCTGCAGTAGATTTTGAATCAAATGAAGTAATTATAGGATATAATAGTGGCGCAAGAGCAACTGTAAACACAGGAGCAGCATTTAGTCCGAATATTAATAAGGGCAGTAATGCTGTGGTGAGAGGTAGATCAGATGAAAATCAAAGTGGAGCAATTGCTGATATTGAAATAACTAATTTTGGAATAGGATATTCTACATCACCATCGATCAGTGCAACAGAAATAGGTGCGGGTAATGCTGTATTGACTGCCAGAATTGGTGCTATGGCAGATTCTCCTGGTAAATATTTTGATGAAAATGGTTTTTTGAGTTATAATAAGAAAATTTTTGATGGATATTATTATCAGGATTATTCATATGTATTGAAGAATAAAATTCAATTTAATGAATATGAACAAGTTTTAAAAAGATTAATTCACCCAGCCGGAACAAAAATGTTTGGAGAATATATTATTCAGGCGGATGATTTGATTTTTAGTTTCGATAATTTTATAACTTTTGAAGATGGTTCTCCAATATTCATAGAAGGTGAAAATAATAATAGATTTTTAGCAGAGAAATATTTTGAGCCGAATCATAATGTTGAGTTTTATAGAAGAAAAGATATTGCAACATATGGATCGGGTACATTAGTCAGGATTCAAGGCGGAAATAATATTATATCAACATCGAATTCTATTCAAAAATTAAGTGTTGATTTTGATGCTAATAGTTCAGTTATCATAGATGATGAGCAAAAATTTTTAATCACATATGGCGAGTTTAAACTTGAAAATTATTATAAGGGTAAAATATCATCTGATACTCAAAATGTTCTTAGTAGAATAATTTTAAGTAATCCCGTAAGTTATACCAAGAATAATCTTTTCATAAATGAAGATTATTCCAATCTATTATTAGAAGACGGATTGTCATTATTAGGATTAGAAAATTATCAATATACCGAAGGATTAATTTCAAATTTTAGAGTAAATGATACTTTAAATCAAAGACTGAGTAATGGACATATTATTACAACATCTGTTTTTAAAACAGAAACGGATAGTTCAAACAATAGGGTAATATTAGTGCATAATTCTGATTCATTAAATCTGGATCTAAGTTTAAATGTTTATACTAATGATACGACATCATCTTTAATCAGTTTTGATTCTAATTTAATTATTTCTAATACTTATGCATATAAAATACCTAAGATAGTCAATACAAGTTATAATGTGAGAGATATAATAATAGAAACAGAATTAGATCATTCATTGGAAAATGATAATCGCATAACAATTTTAGACTCTAAACCATATAATAACATAAAAATTTATGATGGAACTTATAACATTAATGTACTGGATAATAAAAGATTTCAAATTAGTACAACATTTTTAATTAGAAATGATTCAGTGCCAGATTTTTATACTGCAAATGTTTTTTTGACAGCTGGATCAGATTTTCAAAATGATTTTAAAGAGGGTGATTTTATAATTTTTAATAATAATAATTTAGAATCAGAGGTGCGCTCTATTATTAATTCATCTTGCATTTCTTTGGGAACAAGAATAACCTCAGATAAAACTGGTTCTTATAATTTGATAACCGAAAATTATCCTCCAGATAACATCATATTAGAAGAAGATGATGATGGTGTGATAAATTTAACTCTTGATCAGAGAATATCAGATTTGACATCTTATGACAATAAGAATTACGAGTCTCATTTAATATTAGAACAAACTGTCAGAGGTTATACAACAGCAAATGGATTGAATGATGGACGCACAACTTTAGTTGGAATAAATTCTAAATTTCATTTGGATTTAATGGTTAATGATATAATAGCATTAACAACTAAAGAAGATATGACCTCAAAGATATTACAGATAAATGATTTTAATATTTTAATTTTAGAAGATGATTTTAATCTTATAATAGATAATGATGGTATAAGTAGATTGATAGCGGAAGATTCTATAGAAAATCAAGAATTAGTTTTGAGTAGGCCATTAGGTAATGGTACAGATGAGCAAGAAATTATTTTATTTTCGACTAGAAATTTAGATTTAGAAGAAACAGATGATATAATGTTCTTAAATGTTCCATATGATGGATCTAATAATTATATCAGAGTCAATGATTCATCGGCAAGAAAAGATGAAGGTTTACTTTTGCTTGATGATGGTGTTGGATCGAACAATCCTGCATATAATGGTAGTGTTTCATTATTGGGTAAAATATTATTTGAATCAAACACTCCATTTTATGATGTTAAATTAAAAACAGAAACAAAGTACTAACAAAAAAATAATAAATACTAATATGCCTAGACTTGTTACAGATAAATTCAAAATTCATATAGCAGAACAAATTGTTGAATCCGTTTCAGAAATAGATCCAACAAATTTGTATCTTTTTATTGGTAAAACAGACCAATGGGAAGATGAAAACAATCCGCCTGCACCAACCCTATCGATTGCCAATACACATTTTAGGTATTGGGACGACATTTTATCAGCTAAAAAAATCACTCCATCTGACTTAAAACATGTCGTACCTAGAATTGAATGGTCTTTTAGTTCTAATTATACTGCGTACTCACACGATAATAATGAATTGTTCGATCAAGACTTTTATGTTGTTACAGATGATTATAATGTTTACAAATGTTTACAGAATAATCTTTCTAATGGTTCTTCGACTGTAAAACCAACTGGAAATGGTTTAAGTATAATAGAAAGTTCTGATGGATATAAATGGAAATTTATGTATTCCATTAAACCTAATGACATATTAAAGTTTTCAAATGAAGATTTTATACCAGTTCAAAAAGTTGGAATCGAAACGATTATCGGTAAACAAAAAGAAGTGGAGGATACTGCAATAGATGGAGCGATTGATATTATTTCTAAAACATCTAATGGACATTTTAAAGTCACACTAAAATCTAATCCTTTGGGTGATAATGGAGAAGCGCAGGATTTTATAGTTGGAGAAACGTTATATGGTCAGATAAGTAATACGTCTTGTCAATTGATTAGTTATAACTCTGGAAATACTCAAATAGTTATTCAACCTGTAGCGGAAAAATTTTTAGCAGACGAAATACTCATTGGATTAACATCTGGGGCAAGAGCGGAAGTTTTAAGTGATCCTATTTCTACTTATGAATTTGCTGAAGGAATTTTTAATTCAGTTGAAAATACCACATCTATGTTTTTATCTGTTACGGCAAATAATTTATTAGATAATTTATATGTCAATTCTACAATATACATTACAAATAATGCCGCTCAAGGTGAACAATCAAGAATAAAGAGATATGATTCTCAATCTAGGAAAATTTTAATTGATCCTCCATTCGCAATTACACCTAATACTTCTTCCGGATACATAATTTCTCCCAGTATAGATATATCAGGAGATGGCAAAGAATCGAAAGCAAGAATTTTAGGTAATTCTACGCATGGAATCACTGAAGTTGTTGTATCCAATAAAGGTTTTAGTTACACTTATGCGAATTCAAGAATTTATGCCAATAGTACACATGGATCAGGCGCTACAGCAAAACCTATAATAGGACCGGTAGGAGGTCATGGTAAAAATGCAATAGAAGAATTAAATGGCAGAAGATTATTGTTAGATGTAACATTAAGTGGAAATGAATTCGGATTTTTTACAATATCAAATGATTATCGACAATTTGGTTTATTGAGAGATCCATTAAATTTTGACGGCAATGGTTTTTATACAGCAAGTTACGCTAATCAGACGATAAAATTGAAGTTGATGGAAATGTCAGGACGTTTTATTGTGGATGAAAAAATATATGTAGGAGATACTTTAAACGATAGTACCGCTAATGGTACATTTGTTGATTTTTCATATAGAGATGAGATTAGATTGTCTTCAGTTTTTGGGTCTTTCACTGTTGATTCATATATTAGAGGAGAAACTTCAGGAGCGACTGCAAAAATTGGAATAGTCACCGAAAGAGATTTGAAACCATATAGTGGAGATATACTATATGTTGAAAATAAAAAAACTGTTCAAAGAATAGCTGATCAAGTTGAAAATTATAAGATAATTCTGGAGTTTTAAGAAATGCCCAAATTAACACAAAATTTTAATATATCACCATATTTTGATGATTTTTCTGAGGATAATGAATTTTACAGAGTTCTTTTTAGACCAGGATTTTCTGTACAGGCTAGAGAATTGAATCAGATTCAATCAATCATACACAATCAAATTGAAAAATTGGGTGATATAAATTTTCAAAATGGATCTAGAGTTTTTGGTGGAGAATTAACATTAAACACAAAAATAAATTCATTGACAGTCAAAGTGGAGTATTTGGGTGAAGAAATAGATGTAGATAATTTTATAGGAAGAACTATTCAAGGACAAACTTCATTAGCAAAAGCAGAAGTTGTTGCTGCATCTTTATATACAAATCAAGATAATAATACATTAATGATTAATTATTTTGGTCAAACTTTGTTTTTAGATGGAGAAGTAATTAATACGATAGATGATGGCGTATCGTATTTTGCAGTTGTTACAGATTTAAATGATGGGATAGCAAATGCTGAAACATTAATAACCAACAATTCATCTAAAAATGGTTCTGTTGTTGGTATAAATGAGGGTATATTTTATCTTGGAGGTTATTTTCTTTTTGTTCCAACTCAAAATATCATACTAGACAAATTTTCATCCTTTCCAACTTATAGAATTGGATTAGAAATTGATGAAAGAATTATTAATTCTGTGCAAGATACATCTTTATTAGATAATGCTTTAGGATATCCAAATTTATCTGCACCTGGAGCAAATAGGTATAAAATTACTTTAGATTTGGTTAAAAAAGATTTTTTTGAAAAAGGAAAACAAGTAATCCCATCAGGAACTGCATTTACAATCGATGAAAAAGATTATAAATCAGGCACAATCAGTGTCACAACAGCGGTTGATCATAATTTAAATGTTGGTGATACGGTTGTTGTTTCAGGTGCATTAGAAAATGTTGTAAATGGTAAACATGTAATTTCTTCTATAGGCTCTAGTACAACATTCAGTTTTAAGATATTAGGAAAACCACAATTTTCTCAAATTGCAGGTGATGTGGAATATATAAAAGGCATTGTTGATCCTATAGAAAAAAATTCAGATCCGGGTTTTATAGAATTGCTTAGAGTTGAGAATGGAGAAAAAACAGAAGAAATATTTTATCCTATCATAGGAGATATAGAGAAAACTCTAGCAAGAAGAACTTATGATGCCTCAGGTGATTTTTTTGTGAGACCTTTTTCTATTGATATTACAGAACATAAAATATCTGGTATAGCATCACCTAGATCAGCGGCAAATACTCTTGAAGGTGTTTTCGGCAGTGGTACGAATTTTGTTGATGATTTGAATCAAGGTGATGTAATATTTTTCTCAGGAAATACACAAAAAACTTCAATTGTAGAGACTATACAAAATACAACTTTTCTAGTAGTTCAAGCTGGAGGTTCTTTTAATTCTTCTTTGGGTAATGGATCAGACTTTCAAAGAATAGGTGTTGAGGATAGATTCACATTAGAAATTGGTCCTGGTAAAGCATATGTCAAGGGTTTTGAATTTGAAACTATCACAACAAAATATTTAGACTTGAAAAAGGCAAGAGATACTAGAACCGTAACAGCAGAACAACAAGTGTTGAACTTTGGTCCATATATCAGAGTAACTGATTTATTTGCAAATAATGTAATTGATACTGGAGTGGATACTGCGAGTGGCGGTGGATCAGGCATGGATATTATTGATTTGCACATGGTGAAATGGCCTTCAACAGAAAAAACTGATGGAACTGCTAATTTAATATCATCATCTGCAGATACGGATATTTCTTTTGTTGGTATAAATTTATTATCCACAGATGATATTAATAGAACAAAAATAGGAACTGCAAGAATTAGACAATTAGATTATTTTGGAGGCAGATCTTCCTCAGTGGATTCAAAATATGCAACTGATGTAGTTTCTACTTCAGATAGAAGTTATCATAGAACATTTCCTGCTATTTTTGATGCTCACCTTTTTGATTTCAGATTTAATAAGATATCAGGCACCGCTGGTGCAAATAATGATGATCCAACAATTATAACATTGGATAATTATTTTCCTACACCAAATTGCTTATATGGTGCTACCATTACTGTCAATACAAGTTTTCTAGGTGTTGTTACAACTGACATTAGACGAATTATATCATATACAGGAACTAGCACATCTGGTACTCCTTCAACAACTTATACAGCAGTATTAGATACTCCATTAACACAACCTACAAGAACTGATAGCACAACATATTCAATTAATTTTTCATTGAAAGATGTTAGGTCTGGTATAAAAATAAAAAGTCCTGGAGGAGGAGTATCATTTATTACATCTGCATTTAATGTTGATGTTTCTGGTAAGTCAACACTTACCGATGAAGGGGATACAATATTATTTGATAATAACGATGATCAAAGAACATTATTATTTCCACTTAACAATAAAGCTATTGCATCCACTTCAGATCGTAAATATAAATTTAAAAGAACTTATGACACAAGATTAAATGGAAATACAGCTACAATATCTACCATATTTGGAACGAATGAAAAATTTTATCCAGGTACTGCATCGGATCTAACATTATCTGAAAGTCAAGCGGAACAAAATTACGTAGTCACTGTTTATGAGCCTGTTGATGGTAATCAAACAGGTAGAGAAGGTGATTATGTGGAATTTTCAAATTCATCTGGAAGTGGTTTATCAAGTGGTAGAAGTATAAGAACGGAATTAGGAGGACAGAGATTAGTTATTGATGTGGGCACTGATCATCCGGCAAGTACAAAATATGACTATTCAGATAAATACGTGCATGTTGTAGCAACAATGATGTCAGATGATGCCACTGTTGGTTCTGATATAGGTAAAAAAACTTTAATAAGTGGTAATACATCAGGAGCAGTAGTAGATTCTAGATCATCGGTTTTTACCCCACAATTAACTCAGGCGCAGCAAGGACAACTAGCATTTGGAACAGAGTTGGATTATTCTCCTGGCGCTATTAATAGTTTAAAAATATCAGACATAAAAAATATAGTTGCAATTGTTGATTCTAGAAGTCCTATACAAAATGTATCAAATGTTATGGTATCGAGTGCAATATCTGCACAACAGCAAGGAACATTTAGTGCATATGATGTTACTGATAATTTTATTTTTAATAATGGACAGAAAGATAATTATTATGATTATGGAACAATTACTTTAAAAAATGGTGCTCCAAAACCATTAGGACAAATTTTAATTGTATTGAATTATTATACTCATCAAGGATTCGGACCTTTTACTGTTGATTCGTACACTTACCAGGGAACAGGTAATACACCTTATGGTCAAATACAATCTCACACTAGTCCGGTAACTGGTAAGACATTTTTATTAAGGGACGTGATAGATTTTAGACCAAAAAGAGTTGGTATTGAAACTGATAATGGAGGCGGATCTTCAAATGTAAATAATATTTTAACAACATCAAATGTTTTTTCTCAAAAATGTATGCCTGATTATGATTTTGAATTTGAATGCGATTATGAT